CTCCAAGCCCGAAAAGCGTATGGTATAGCAAATCCCTGACATCAGTGAACATCAACCCGTACTTGCGATGATAGAACACGTTCATATCGTCCCGTGTTGCGCAAATAGCGGGGAGTTGAATCCGCCTCCGTACCCCTTCCACGCCGAAACGCAAAAAGGCTCCTTTGGCGAACCAACCCAATGTACTGATGTCAACGTCTTGCACATCCATTGCCACGTACTTGTTATAGAACAACTTACTCAGATGTGGCGTGTGTCTGAACTCATAGGCATACGACAAAGCCTTACCGGCAATGTAGCAATCGTCAGACACCGCCTCGTTGTTAGTTGCTCTAACATTGAATCTAGCTACTGCTTTTGCGAGAAAAGGCACCATGACCGGCCCCTTGTCTGTAGGCACAAAGTGCCTGCTGAGGAATGTACAGTCAGAAAGGTGCTTGCGAACAAACACCTTCCCTTCCATACACGCTAACTTAACCACATACTCATACTCCCTTCTAATACTCTTAGCATTGCTGCTAAAAGGATTATCCAGTCGCATGAGCATGTCGTCTCCCAGCACAAGAGTGTCACCTCGCGCCTTAACCCGCAGTGCAAATGCGAAATTTATGGTTGCGTTCCAAAGAGTGTTGCGGAACGTTGTAGATTGTGCGCCTGTCGCAAGTTGATTTTTGACCACACCTGAAATGCCATGTTCACCTGATTTGAAGACGAAAGAATTGGCGTGCGCCATCAAACCAGTTAACCACAGCGGTGCGCCGAACCTGCGAAGCCACATAATCTCCAACAAATGGACATCAAAAACCTGCCGCATATCGTTGGCAGTGAAGTCCGATTCCACATAAACACTGGAACTCTCACCATGTCTATTGATCCGTGATGCTATATCTTCTGAAGTTTTGGCATAAGCGCCAAAATAATTGACTGAGGTAGAACTACCACAGGTCTCCATTAGTTTAAACATCCTCTTGGTACACTCCTGCATCACTGGCCCCAACAATGCATTATGCAAGTCGGAGCTCTGGTAGATGACCCTAGGAGCCCAATTTCTATCGTGCCTTTTAAGCAATGCTTCCACCTTCACGAATATACTCTTCGAAGAAAACTCCTTAGAAGTACACTCGCGAATGCGAGGAAGCACCTTCAAATGCTTGCGTTGTTTTGGCGGCGCAAATTGACTGTTCCAAACGTGAAAACGCTCCTCCGTCCACTCAACAGAGTCAAGTGGGGAAGGGCAAATCTCATGCAACAAGCTAGTACTAGCTTGCAACACAGTTACGTCAACACGTTCAGAACTAGAAAAATTGCACCGTTTATCAACTGCCGCTAACAAATTGTCCTTAGTGTTAGTAGGAAGGACAGGCACATGCTGATAGATGGTAGGACCCAACAAGTCTAATCGTTTTGATCTCAAATCGTCCAGACGTGGATTGCGCCCAGCTCCCACACGAAGTGGGATTTGGGGTTGCGTGAGCTTACGGGCGGATCTCGCAAGAGCACGCCGCATGTAATAATGCGTTGTGGAGGGGCCTACCAACCGCCCAGGGGCACGTGGTGGCCCCATAGTGTATTTGTAATTGTATATGTATGTGTGTGTGTGTTTGTGATGAG